CGGCACCTTCACGAATTGGGGGTGAGGGGCATACAACATCAGAGTTCTTAAGGGATCAACCAGATGTTGCAAAACAACTAGGTCTTAACTCAAAAGACTTAAAGACCTATGAGGACTGGAACTACAGTCGTGGTGGATACGGACCGGACGTTTCTGAAAACTTTGAACGTCTAACTGAAAAAATTATTAGAATGCCCGCGTTTACGGAATGGGTTAAAACAAGACCACAAGAAATTCTCCAGATCAAAGGTAAAGGCAACGCCAAGCCTAAGGAAGAATACATCCCGTTTGTTCAGGACTTCATTAAATCGCAGCAGTGGTCGCGGATCGGGGATCTTGATTACACAGATCTGGTGGCCCTGAAACCCGGTCTTTTAAAGAATGCTCAGGATCGTGGCATCGTGGTAGATGTGGTTACAGAACAGGGTGGCAAACCCTACATCACCAAGACGGAGTTCAACCGCTTGGCAGATCTGTTCGGCGGCATGAACAAATACGACTGACTTGACCAAACAGCATAAATCCAGTAAAAGGCAAAGACTATGCCCATTGACAAAATAATTAACGAAGCCCCGTCGGAGTCCGAGCTCAAGATAGAGATTGAGCAAGAGGACATGCCGGACATCGAAGTCGTCTTGGAAGAAGACGGCAGCGCCACTGTGGAGATCGGCGAAGACGAAGCCGAGGAAGTTGACTTCTATGCCAACATGGCCGAGGTCGTGGACGAAGACGCTAGGCAAAGGATTGCCCTAGACCTGGCCGCTTTGTTTGAGGCGGACAAGTCCAGCCGTTCTGACTGGGAGATGATGTACTCCAAGGGCCTAGAGTTGCTTGGTCTGAGGATCGAGGAGCGTACAAAGCCCTTCCGTGGTGCCGCTGGTGCGGTGCATCCAATGCTGACCGAGGCCATTGTGCAGTTCCAGGCCCAGGCATTTAAGGAACTAATGCCGCCAGGAGGCCCTGTACGTACGCAGATCCTGGGCAAAGAGACGTTAGACAAGGCCCAGCAGGCCTCTCGCGTGCAGGATTTCATGAATTACCAGATAACTACGGTGATGAAGGAGTACACACCGGAGTTTGACCAGCTGCTTTTCTACACTGGATACGGTGGCTCGACGTTTAAGAAGGTTTATTTTGACGAGCAGATTGGCCGGATGGTGTCAAAGCTGGTCTTGCCTGACGATTTATTCATCCCGTACTACGGCTCAAGCGTCATGAGCGAGTGTCCGCGCATTACTCACCGTATTGCAATGGACGAAAACGACTTTAGGAAGCGTGTTGTAGCCGGAGAGTACTTGGATTTGGACGTAAATCCGCAGGAAACGCCCGCTGACGCAAGCCAAATCACGTATTCCATTGACAAACAGACCGGAGTTGTCGAGACCGGCGCCCCGTCTGAGATCTTTTTGCTTGAATACCACGTCAATTTGGATATTCCTGGCTTTGAAGACATGGGCGAGGACGGCGAACCGACAGGAATTAAGCTTCCGTACGTGGTAACGGTGGACGAGGCCAGTGGCAAGGTGCTGGCAATCCGTAGAAACTGGGTCGAGGGCGACGAAAAGTGCTGCCGGCGTAATTATTTTGTGCATTATGTGCTTGTAGAGGGCTTAGGTGCCTACGGTTTGGGCTTTGTACACCTGATTGGTGGGTTGTCGAAGACCGCAACGTCTGCATTGCGTCAGCTTTTGGATGCAGGAACGCTCTCTAACCTACCTGCGGGCTTTAAGGCCAAAGGCGCGCGGATCTCGGACGACGATAATCCGATCCAGCCTGGCGAATGGCGCGATATCGACGCGGGAGGCGCGGAGCTTCAGTCCTCACTCATGCCGCTGCCGTACAAAGAGCCATCGCAGACGCTATTTCAGCTCTTGGGCTTTACGGTTGAGGCAGGAAAGCGCCTAGCAAGCATCGCGGATATGCAGGTTGGGGACGGTAACCAGCAGGCAGCCGTCGGAACGACCATTGCGCTCTTGGAAAAGGGCTCCAATGTCATGTCGGCCATCCACAAGCGCATGCACTATGCGCAGAAGATGGAGTTTGAGCTACTTGCCAAGGGCTTTGCGGACTATCTGCCCGACGAGTACCCGTACGACGTGCCAGGGGCCAAGCGTACGATCAAGAAAAAGGATTTTAATGAGCTGGTTGCGGTACTACCGGTCGCCGACCCCAATATTTTCTCGACTGCGCAGCGTATTACGTTGGCTCAGACGCAACTCCAGCTAGCCCAGACTGCTCCGCAGATGCACAACATGTATGAGGCGTACTACCGCGTGTATGCTGCCTTGAACGTGCGTGACATTGACGGGATTTTGCGTCCGCAGAACACTCAGATGCCTAAGGACCCAGCAACCGAGAACGCCGACATCCTGGACGGGATGACTTTGAAGGCATTTGCTGGCCAGCAGCACGACGCCCACATTGCAAGCCACCTGATGATGGGGTTATCCCCAATGGTGCAGGCCCAGCCAATGGCCGCTATGGAGCTACAGAAGCATATTCTGCAGCACGTGCGGATCAAGGCCGAGGAGGACGTCGAGGCAGAGCTCTACATGCAGTATGGCAAGGATCCTGACCGTATGGTCTCGGCTATCCAGAAGGAAGGCATGGTCGCACTCAAGGTGGCGCAGTACATGCAAGAGGTTCGCACGCTCCAAACCCAGCTATCTGGTGGCGAGGGCCCTGATCCTGTGGTAGCGCTCAAGGCCGAGGAATTAAAGATCCGTGACGAGGACAATAAGCGCGACAACATGATCGCCCAGGAGCGTCTGCGGCTTGATTCGATGAAGGCCGCGCAGACTGCACAAGCTAACCAGGCTAGGGTAAACTCGCAGGAAAACATTGCCCAGCTTCGCGCCAACATCGCGCGTGAGCGGGTTGCACAAATGAGTCAACAGGCTGCTCGCCGGACCAACGAAAGGAAACCAAATGCCGCTTAAGAAAGGTTCTAGTCAAAAAACTATCTCTACCAACATTGGAGAGCTAGTACGCACTTTCAAAAAATCCGGTAAGATTGGCACCAGCAAGCCTAAGAGTAAGGAAGCTGCTGTAAAGCAAGCGGCAGCGATTGCCTACTCCAAGGCCGGCAAAAGCCGTGGAATGAAGTCCGGGGGCAGTGTTCAGGGTCCGTTTATGGAGGTCCTTCGTAAGGACGCCAAGAAGAAAACCAAAATTTACTAGGAGTTAGACATGCCCATGTACCGTAAACCCACTGAAAAAGAGCTCGCCAAGATCAAAAGGGCGCGCGAGAAGACTGTGCAAGGCATAGAGGGAGAGAAGGACTTCTTGTCGAAGATTTCTACAACCTCTGCCAAGGCTGCTCGTGATGAGTACAAAGCAGGCCGTAAGATGATGGAAGAGGTCCCTGAGGAGGCCCGTGCGTACGAGGCTGAGATGGGTAGCCCAAACGTTGGAACGTACGCCAAGGGCGGTTTAGTGACTTCTAAGGGGCAGGGCAGAGTAATCCGTTCCAAAAAAACCAGAATTTGTTAAGAATTTAGTGCCTTTCAGACGGTGGCCAGAACCGTCTGCTACTCCATGGAATATTAAACCATGCTTGAATTTGCAGAAGCCGTATTAAAAGAAATTAGAAAACTGCAGCATGACTCTGAGGCCATAGTGTTGGCCGGGACGATCTCCGATATGGAGCGTTACCGGTTCATGATGGGCCGCCTGGAAGGCATAAGACTTTGTGAGGACGTTGTCAAGTCAATCTTAGACCGCGCCCAAAAAGACAATTTTTAACCACCAGGAGGCCACATGGCACTAACAGCGCTTGAAGAAAAATGGCAACAGGAAGCAGAAAGCAAGGGGCCTACCCTTGACGATGCTTATGACGCCGAGGGTAATTTTGACCCGAATAGAGTTTCGGAGACAGTCATCGACCGCATACCCAGGCCAACCGGCTGGCGTATTGCAATCCTACCTTACCGTGGTGCGGAAAAGACCAAGGGGGGCATTGTACTTGCCGAGGAAACCCAGAAAAAGACGCAGTTGGCCACGACCTGTGGCTATGTGCTGCGTGTGGGGGACCTTGCCTATGCAGACCAGGAAAAATTTCCAAGCGGGCCGTGGTGCAAGGAAGGTGACTGGATCATCTTTGGCCGGTATGCGGGATCAAGGATTCAGATTGACGGCGGAGAGATCCGCATTCTGAACGACGACGAGATTATTGGCGTGGTCAACAACCCTGAAGACATTCTTCACATGTAAGGAGGCAGTATGAGTCAGGAACAGTTGGAATTTAAGATTGGAGAGGATGAGGAACCGGCAACGGTTGAGCTCACCGAGGGGGAAAACGGTGTAGAGGCAAAAATCGCCGACGAAACACCACCTCCTGCTGTTGAAACTGAGCAACCTGCTGCACCGCAGCAAGAAGCCAAGCCTGAAGAGGAGCTTGCCGAGTACAGCGATAAGGTCAAAAAGCGCATTGACAAGATGACGGCCAAGCTGCGCGAGGCCCAGCGCCGTGAGCAGGCGGCCTTGGAGTATGCAAAGCAGATTCAGGTTCATGCCCAACAGCTACAGCATCGTTTCCAGGAAACGGACAGCCAGCGCTTGGGTGAGGCTAAGACTCGCATTGAGACTCAGGCGGTCGCCCTAAAGCAGATCATCAAAAAAGCCAGGGAAGAAGGTGACATTGACACCGAAACCGAGGCCCAGGAGCGTTTGACGCAGATTTTGTTTGAGCAACAGCGTCTTCGTCAGGATCAGGAAAGCCGGCCACAGGTACAGCAGCCCCAGCAACCGGCCTATCAGCAGCCTGTTTACCAGCAACCGGCCCAGCCAGTCGTTGACGAGCGAGCCGAACAATGGGCCGAAGAGAACCCTTGGTTTGGGGAAGACGTGGTCATGACGAACGCCGTAAAAGGCATTCATTTGCAGCTTGTAACACGAGAAAACTTCAATCCTCGCTCAGAGGAGTATTATGAAGAGTTAGATCGTCGCATGAAAGACTTGTTTCCTAACCGAATTAATGGTAATAAAGAGCCTGCGACACAAAACATCAGAGCCAACAGACCCGTGCAAACTGTTGCGCCTGCATCCCGGTCCTCCGGGGTAAATAACGCACGCCGCACCGTAAAGCTCACACCGAGCCAGGTTGCGATCGCTAAAAAACTGGGTGTTCCTCTTGAGGAATATGCCAAATACGTGAAGGAGTAAGACATGGTTGACCAAGTTGAAGTACCTAAATTAAATCGCAGCTCACGCACATCTGAAACACGTGCTACCACTGCGCGCCGTAAACCTTGGGCTCCTCCTTCTAAATTGGATGCGCCTGCTGCGCCTCCGGGATACAGGCACCGTTGGATTAGAAAGGAAGCAAACGGATTTGACGATCGCAGCAATGTGTCGGCAAAACTCCGTGAGGGTTATGAGCTCGTCCGCGCGGATGAGTACCCTGAGTTCCAATCTACCACGGTAGATGACGGCCGACATACCGGTGTAATCGGTGTGGGAAGCCTGTTGCTTGCAAGAATCCCTGAAGAGACGGCAGAAGAGCGACGTGCATATTATCGTGATAGGACACTGGACCAATTAAAGGCTGTCGATAATGAGTTGTTAAAAAGCAACGCCCACGGGACGATGCGGATTAACAGCCCAGAGCGACGATCAAAAACGACATTCGGCGGACCCAAGTCTGACGAATAATTTAAAGGAAAACTGAAATGGCTAACACTAATAAAGCCTTTGGTTTTCGTCCCGTCGGTAAAGTTGGAAGCAACTACGACAACGAAGGCCTAACGCAGTACAAGATTTCCAACGCTTACGGAACCGCCCTTTATCAAGGCGACGCTGTAACGCTGTCTGGAGGATATTTAGCAATTGCTACAGCTGGTAACCCCATTGTTGGTGTTTTCCAGGGCTGCTTCTACGTGGATCCCACGACTGGCAAACCCACTTGGAAAAACTACTACCCTGGTTCGGTTGCTCAGGATGGTATTGTTGCTTCGGTTAACGATGACCCCAACGCTCAGTTCTTGGTGCAGTGCTCCGGCGTTGCAGCAGTAACCTGTGTTGGACGCAACGCTGACCTGGTAACCAGCACTGCTGGTAGCGCTACGACTGGCCAATCTGGTCAGCAAGTGGGCGTTCCCGCAACTGGTAACGCAACCTATCCTTGGAAAGTTGTTGGCGTGTCCACCGTTTCTGGTGAGGACGATGTTCTCTCGGCCTACGCTAACCTGATCGTTATCCCCAATAACCACCTCTACAAGGGTGGCACGGGCACTGCAGGAGTTTAATCATGGCAATTACACGTGCACAACTAGTTAAAGAACTCGAGCCCGGATTGAACGCCTTGTTTGGTCTGGAATACAAGAACTATGAGAATGAGCATACACAGATTTACAGTGTCGAATCTTCTGACCGCGCGTTTGAAGAGGAAGTAATGGAATCTGGGTTTGACTCGGCACCTGTTAAGGCTGAAGGCGCTGGCGTGCAGTACGACACCGCGCAGGAAGTCTACACAGCTCGGTATACGCACGAGACAATCGCACTGGCTTTCTCCCTGACCGAAGAGGCAGTGGAAGACAACCTGTACGACCGTCTTGCTGCTCGTTATACCCGTGCTTTGGCTCGTTCCATGGCTCAAACCAAGCAGATCAAGGCCGCTTCCGTTCTAAACGGCGCTTTCACCACCTCCACAGGCGGTGACGGCAAGCCTCTCTGCGCAACTGACCACCCGACCTTGTCCGGACCGGATCTCCGCAATGAGCTCTCCACCCCGGCCGACCTGTCGGAGACGTCCCTTGAGCAGGCATTGATCGACATCGCAGCGTTCACAGACGAGCGCGGCCTGAAGATCGCTGTCCAAGGCCTGAAGTTGATCATCCCCAAGGAACTCATGTTTACGGCTGATCGCATCCTGAAGTCCACTCTGCGTGTTGGTACTGCAGACAACGACATCAATGCCATCAACAACATGGGCATGGTTCCCCAGGGTTACACGGTTAACCATTATCTGACCGATCCGGATGCGTTCTTCATCAAGACCGACGCTCCCAACGGAATGAAGATGTTTGAGCGTGTTTCGATGAAGACTGGTTTTGAAGGCGACTTCGACACTGGCAACGTCCGTTACAAGGCTCGTGAGCGTTATTCGTTTGGATTCTCGGATCCACGCGGTATCTTCGGTTCACCGGGTACTCCCTGATAAACCAGGTGTAATAAGAAAACCCCAGCCCAAAAGGTTGGGGTTTTTGCTTGACAGAGGCAGTATTTAAGAGTAAAAAGATACTATTCCGGGGTCCCCGGTGCGTCTGACTAGTCCCGGCTAGACGTCATGCAGACAGCCGCACCTAACTCGCATGAGAGGTAAACTCAATGGCTCAGACCACTTTCTCGGGACCAGTAGCGTCCAACAACGGCTTTATCGGCGGCACTTCTACTGACCCTATTTCCGTAACTACTTCAGGCAATATTTCCAGTTTCTACGGCACGACTTCTGCCACGACTGGCGATACCCGTCTTTCCTACAACCGTTTGGCTTTCACTTCGACTGGCTCGGGTGAGACTCTGCGTGCCTTCTCAGTTGTAACCGGCGCAAGCGCTGCTACTGCTGGCACCATCAACGGCGCACATATTTCTACCTCCATTAACACTGGTGGTTCAATTTCCGGTGCTGCTAACGCTATCCGCGCAACCTTGGGTGGAACTGCAACAACTCCTGGCGGCACACTCGCTGTCCTTCAGTTGGATACCGACTACGGTGTTAACGTTACTTTGGGCGCCGCTTCTTCGTTTATTCGTGTTACAGACAGCGGGTCTCAGACCGGTGAAGTCCAAAACTTGATGAACATTGAGACAGGTCCAGCTGCTACGGTTGCTCCTTCAGCAAGTGCTGTGGCTGCTTCTCCGTCTAAGGTGCTTAAGGTTATGGTTGCTGGAACGGCTTATTATGTTCCTGCTTACGCCACCTTCACACCCTGATGCAAATAACCAAGGAATTCTTGGAATCTGAGATTCGTGACTTGGAGCAAGAAGCAAATAAGGCTCAAACCTTTTTGATTCAAGCCCAAGCCACAATCACAGCCTACAAGATGTTAATTAACAGGTTAGAAGCACAGGACACGGAGAACACAAATGAGCTACAGTAATCTAAGTGCGGTTACAAAGACCGGAGACGATGACGCAATCGCCGGGCGCACACGTGTAGCGGCTATTTACTACACGTGCCTTAGTACCGCCTCGTCTTTTCAATTAAAAAACGGCGCCACGACTGCTGCTACAACTCTTGTAGACATTAAAACGCCAGGTGCCGCAGGCGCCTACGACATCATTTTCCCAGACATGGGAGTGCTGTTTGACGAAGGTGTCTTTATCGAGTTTGCGGATGCAAACGTCACCAGTGTTACGCTGTTTTTCTATGGTGGGGCAGCAGCGTAATGGCCTCCAAGGATATGGGCATCAAGACTTCGGTCAAGTCGGGCAACTTTCGCCCGACAAAGGCTGGGGCTGGCATGACCAAAAAAGGTGTTGCGGCTTATCGCAAGGCCAACCCTGGAAGCAAACTCCAAACCGCTGTAACAGAAGATAAACCCTCACCCGCGCGCGCGAAGAGACGAAAGTCTTTTTGCGCTCGTTCCCTTGGACAAATGAAGAAATTCCCTGAGGCGGCAAAGGACCCAGACAGCCGAATTCGTCAGGCCCGTAGACGGTGGAAATGTTAAATGGATACGTTAGCTTTTGTATGGAATGGTCTACTGACTTTAGCGGCTGCTTTTTTTGCACTGGTGGCTTATATGGCTCAGGAAAAGTTTAGAAAATTAGACCAAGTAGAACAGCAATTAAACCAAACCAGAGTGGAGGTGGCACGTGATCACGTCACTAAAGAAGAAGTTCAACGCATTACTGAACACATTGACGCAAGGTTTAACCGCCTTGAAGAAAAAATTGATCGGCTTATTTCAAAGGGCTAAATGATGAGCAAGCCTACTCCGACCGATCCGAGCAAATGGGCAGCGGCCAAGGCAAAAGCAAAGGCTAAATTTAAAGTTTACCCTTCTGCTTATGCAAATGCATTTGCTGCTAAAGAGTACAAAGCAATGGGTGGGGATTGGAAAGGCGCAAGTAACAAAGTAGCAAAACGGAGTGGTCGTGGCCGCTAAAGGTGGATTAGGAAAATGGTTTGCCGAAAAATGGGTAAACATCGGCGCTCCAAAAAAGAAGGGTAAATACCAGCCTTGTGGTAGATCATCAAGCAGTAAAGACGGTGCGTACCCAAAGTGTGTGCCGGTTAAAAAAGCAGCAAAAATGACTGAAGCTCAAAAAGCTTCAGCTGTAAAGCGAAAGAGGGCAGCTGGAAACGTAGGACCTGCACCGACTAATGTTTCAACCTTTACAAAAAGGAGCGGTAAGAAATGAAAGAAAAGTTAAAAATGGTCATGAAAGG